CGCTAAAGAAATGAAGCAGCACACTAAACGCTATTCAGACTTTTTGGAGCAACACTCTAAGCACCACATGAGCAACCTTTATAAGATTGACGATGACCTATTCGTATCGATTCAAAAAGGGGCGGAGCAAATAATCAACGCGATAATTGAAGAAGTTGAATAATTTTGTTTAATTTTGCACTAACTATTAGATTTTGTTAGATGGCTGGAATTGGAAATCAAGGACATAGTACTAAGGCAAAACGCCCTGACGATAAGCGGTTGAATCCGGTTAGGGCAATGATTAACGAGATTAGACAGTCCTATACAACCGACCAAGTAAAGGCAGTATTGGAGAAAATGCGCTCAAAGGCAATCACAGAGGGTGACGTTAATGCTGCGAAAACATGGCTTTCGTATATTATTGGCGCACCTGACCAAAACATAGACCATACCTCGCTTGGTGAAAAGATAGGAGTACCGATAACAGCATGGGTGAATGATAGCGAAGAACCCAAAGTATAAGCCGCTTTACACATCGGATAAACGCTATTTCATTATAACAGGCGGTCGAAACTCTGGCAAATCGTTTGAGGTTGCCACGTTCTTAACGCTTTTAACATACGAAATCGGTCACACCATACTATTGACTCGATACACAATGACCAGCGCGAATAAGTCGATTATTCCCGAACTGGTTGAAAAGACAGAATTGCTCGAAGTCGCTCACCACTTTGAAGCGACTAACAACGAGGTGCATAATATAACAACGGGGAGTAAGATTATATTCTCCGGGATTAAAACAAGCTCGGGAAACCAAACAGCGAATTTAAAATCACTTCACAACGTCACAACTTGGGTGCTTGACGAAGCCGAAGAAATGGTAAACGAAACGGAGTTCGATAAAATAGACTTATCGGTTCGGTCGATTAACCAAAAAAATAGGGTTCTATTGATACTCAACCCAACAACCAAAGAGCATTGGATTTGGAAACGATGGTTTGAGAACTCTTTTACATACCGTGAGATTGATGGCGAGAAAGTGCCAATAAGTACCCACCCGGACGTTTGCCACATTCATACAACCTACTTAGACAATATTCGCAACATTCCTGAGGACTATTTAACACAGATTAAGCGGGTCAAATTAGAGAACCCTATCAAATACCGTCACGTTATATTGGGCGGTTGGATTGAGCGACCAGAGGGGGCAATCTTTACTGACTGGAACGAGGGCGAGTTCGATAATTCGCTTCCGTTTATCTACGGTTTGGACTTTGGTTATGTAAGCGACCCGACCGCCTTAGTAAAAATTGCAATTAACGAACGTGAAAAAATAGTATATTTGCAAGAGATTATTTATGAGAAGAAACTAACTACACAAAATATCGTTAGTTTGCTCCCAAAAGATAGTTTAATTGTTGCCGATAGTGCTGAACCACGTTTGATTGATGAGATTAAAATGCAGAAATTCAATATAAAACCATGCGAGAAAGGACCAGACAGCGTTAGGCAAGGTCTGTTAAAGATGCTCGAATATAAGTTGGTGGTAACAAAGCAATCGAATAATCTAAAAAAGGAATTGAACAACTACGCTTGGAACGATAAGAAAGCAAACGTACCTATTGACGCTTACAATCACTTAATCGATGCGGCGAGATATGCGGTTCAAGATTTGACTAAAAAGAAAAATGAATTTTTTGTAGTATAGTATGGGAGTATTCGACAGATTAAAAGGGCTATTTGCTCAGAAGCGTTACACAGGGCAAAGCGTGAACGGTGTACCTTACGCTCAAATGATTAACGCACAATACACCTCTTATGGGGATAGTCAACTCGACGCTATCAACAAGGGCTACATTCAGAACGGCAACGTCTATGCGATAGTGAATAAAATCACGTCGCAAGTGGTAAAGTCTGAAATATGTATGTACAAAGAGGGTAAGAACGGCGAGAATGAAGAAATCGAAAAACACCCATTCCTTGACCTATTAAGGCGACCTAATCCGGTTCAGGGTTATGCAGAATACATCGAACAAATGTGTGGACTGTATCACGTTTGCGGTGAGGTGTTCGTTCACTTTGTAATATCTGAGAATGGATTGAGTGCGGGAAAGCCTATTGAAACGTGGGTTATCAATCCTGTATTAGTTACAAAGATTATTTCCGACCCGTTCGGTATTCCTTTGGAGTATCAGGTAGGTGATGGGGTTAACAAGGTTATACTACCAGCGAGTGAGGTCATTCACTTAAAGTCATTTAACCCTGACCCAACAAGCAACAGAGGACTAAGCCCGATACAAGCGGCTAAATACTTAGTCACTCAGAACAGTGATAGTTATAAGGCTCAATCGAAGTTGCTGCAAAACATTGGCGCGAGTGGTATCTTAACGGTTGCACAGGAAAACAATGTTTCATTTGGTCCGGAACAAGCCGAACAGTTACAAGCGAAATACTACGAGAAATACGGCGGTGCTGATAACTACGGAAAGCTTGTAATCACACCAGCAGCAATGACATGGCAACAAATCGGAATGAGCGCGGTCGATTTGAACATATTAGAGTCACAGAAAATGACTTTACGCGATATTTGCAACGTGTTCAACGTGCCGTCGGTCTTAATGAATGACTCGGAGCATTCTACTTATAACAACGTGAAGGAAGCCCGTAAGGATTTGATTACTCAGGTTGTTTTGCCATTCATGGAGCGTTTTATTTCTGCATTGGATAGAAAGATACTACCAGCTTATGAGAAAGGCGATAAAGCAAACTATTATTTAGAGATTGACACAGACCATTACTCTGAACTAAACGAGGATATGAACACCAAAGCGACTATGTTAGCCGCTTCGTGGTGGTTAACTCCAAACGAAAGGCGTGAAGTGATGGGATATGATAAAGTAGAGCAAGAGGACATGGATAAGGTGTATCTACCAACGGGAATGACACCAATCGACATGGCTGGTATCGATGGCGAAATCTGATATATTCAAGTTATCGGGAATAACCCGACAAAAGGCGTTTAAGAAAGCAATTCAAACGGCTCGAACAACTTTGAACGACCAACTCGAAACCTATTTAACTATGTTTGAGTTGACAGGCTCAACGAGTGAGGTGTTGGTAGATGAAGTAATCAAAGAGCGCGACACAGAGTTAATGCTTAAAGAGATTTGGTACGATGTTGCTCCGACCTTTGCAAAAAGAACTTACGAAGCTATCAAAGGCGGGAAAGTAAAGTTTGAGTTTAGCGATACGGCTTTCAATATTTGGCTCGAAAAGGAATTAGCAATACATTCCGCTGAGCTGGTGCAAAGTATAACGGAATCAACCCGTACATTCATAAAGCGTCGATTGGCGGCTGGCGTTAAACAAGGTCTATCTATCCCCAACATGGCTAAGTTAATCCGCAACGAGATAGGCGGCATAAACAAACGTAGGGCGGTAACAATAGCCCGAACAGAAGTAATCGGAGCAAGTAACGCAGCCAGTTTATACGGAGCGCAACAGAGTGGAACATCATTACTCAAGATTTGGATTCCGGCAAAGCAAATGCGTACACGCGGGGCAAGACCTAAAGACCAATTCGACCATTTCCACATGGACCAGCACGAGCCGATTGAACTTGATGCCTTGTTTACCGTATCGGGTGAGCGGTTGAAATATCCCGGCGATGGCTCAAACGGGGCAAGTGGAGGCAATATTATCAACTGTCGCTGTGCGATAGGGTATAAGCGTAGACCCTCTTAACAAAAAGTTTTTTAAAAGCAATTATTATATTGTTTAATTTTGTATAAAGTTTTTCAAATGAATCTTTATACTACAAAAAGCATTGGCGGAATCGTTAAAGACATCGACGTTAAGAATCGCGTTGTAACGGGTTATTTCGCTTCGTTTGACACCTTAGATAGTGATGGCGATGTGTTTCAAAAGGGAGCATTTAAAAAGTCCATTTCAGAGAACACTAAACGAATGATGCACTTGCTTCAACACGATGTAATGAAGCCAATCGGTCGACCTGAAGTGAAAGAGGATAACTACGGGCTATTCTTTAAGACCGAGTTCACACCAACGGCATTGAACGTGAAATATATCGAGGACACGTTGAACCTTTACGAAGCTGGTATATACAATGAACACTCTGTAGGATTTCAAACGGTGAAGCAACACCAAGACAGGGAAAGCAAAAGCAACTTTATCACAGAGGTTAAACTTTGGGAGGGTTCAACCGTTACATGGGGAGCTAACTCAAATACACCCGTTCAAGGTATAAAGAGCCAGTTCAAAACCAAACAAGATATTGTCGAGAAAATCGACACAATCAATAAGGCAATTCGCAAGGGCAACTTTGCTGATGAAACATTCGAGCAACTCGAACTATTTAACGAGCAGTTAAAGTCACTCCTATTGGACGAGCCGTCTAACGACACTCAAACCACCAAGAACGAGCCGATATACAGCGACGTTGAGTTATTCGCGGCGATGCTATCGAATAAATGGAAAAAATAAAATAATTGTTTAATTGCGGGATAACTACCCGCCTAAAACTTAAAAAAATGGAGCTAAAAGACCTCGCCGCTTCGTTGAACGTCAAACTTGACAGCATCGAAGGGCAAATCAAAGCCGCTGAAGCGAAAGCAACAGCACAAGGGCAAATGTCCGAAAATCTTGCAAGTGAAATCAAATCACTTCAAGAAAAACAATCCGAAACGCTTAAACAAATTGAAGCGCAGCAAAAACATTTAGACGATATGGACGCTGCTACAAAAAGAGTAAAGCAAATCGGGTTGAAAGATGAGCTAAACAAAAACATCGACAAATTGAAAGCGTATGCAAACGGCGAAACCGGAGCATTCAAAATCGATATGAAGATGAATAAAGAGTTTGCTCAAAAATCAACAATGTTGAACAGCACACACTCAGGCGACATCGTTAACGATTTCAGACTTGCTGGAGTATTCGACACACCGGATAGAGTTTCTCACATCCGTCAGTTCATGAATACTACTTCATTCTCAACTGAAACTATCCGTTACGTTACTGAATCTTGGTCTGACACAGCTGCTACAAGAGCTGAGGGTTCTGCTGGTTCTGAATCAGATACTACCTTTACTGAAGCAACTGCAAACACTAAGATTATCTCTACTTACTTAACTGTATCAAGAGAATCTCTTAGCGATTTGTCATTCCTTTACAATCACATCACCAACAGAGGTATGAGAAAAATAATGTTGAAAGAGGACCAACAAATTCTTTACGGTTCAGGTTCAGGCTCTCAACTTAGTGGTATCTCAATCGTTGCTGATGCTTATACCGATTCTTTAGCAAGTTCATTGGTATCTCGTTACGATGTTTTAGCGAGTGCAGTCACTCAAGCTAAAGTTAACGAGTATGCTCCGAACGTGATTCTACTTCACCCAACTGATTATGATTTGTTGGTTAGAACTAAAGACAGCCAAGGTAACTACGTTAACCCTAACGCTTTCTTTAACAATCAACCTATCTACATTCATGGTGCAAGAGTTGTTGCAAATACTGCGGTTTCTTCTGACGATTTCTTCGTTGGTGACTTCGCAATGGGTGCTACACTTGGAATCAGAGAGGACGTAACAGTTCGTTCAACCGAGTCACACGCTTCTAACTTCACCGCTGGATTGGTAACAATCTTAATCGAGGAAAGAGTAGCGTTGCCGATTTATCGTTCAGACGCATTCATTTACGGAGATATGAGCAACGCTCTTGCTTTAGGTTCTGCGTAATCATTGCTCTGCATAGTTGGGGTGACTCGACTAAGCTATATAAAGTGTCGGACTTCGGTTCGGCACTTTTTTTTTGTCAAATTGTTACTATGTGAAAAAAAGTATTTATTATTGCAACATGAACAACCCAAAATTATCAATTTTAATCTGCTCTTTGCCAAATAGGTTGAAGCCATTTAATTTAATTGAGGACTTGACCCGACAGGCGAGGGGGTTGCCGGTTGAGTTGCTTTACTTAGGTGATAATTGGACTTTACCAACCGGAGTGAAGCGAAACAGACTAAAGAACATGGCATCTGGCAAGTATGGACTATTTGCCGATGATGATGATAATATCGAAGCGACTTATGTAAGCGAATTACTCAAGGCAACAGAGAATGACGTTGATGTGATTACTTACAACGTATGGATAAGCCAAAACGGGAAGCCGAGAAAGCCTGTTTACTACTCGTTGGACTATCTACATGACCGTAATGGTGAGGGCGTTTATTACAGAGTGCCTAATCACTTAATGGCATATAGAAAAGACTTGCTTCAGTCGGTTGATTTTCCACCGATAACGATGGGTGAGGACAGCATTTGGGCGCGGGATATAAGAAAGAAAGCCAACACGCAATACCATATTGATAAATTCCTTTATACTTATTTAGCAAACGATAAAACGAGTGAAAGTCTTAAGAACATTGGGCTGCGTCATAGTAAGTAACGCACACACGCACGAGCTGAAGCAAATGACACAGGCGACAGTCGATGGTTGTTTAAACTCAGGCGTTAAAACATCGGTTGTAGTGGTGGAGAAACAAGATATAATCTACAAAGACTGTCTAACGGTAAGGCAGCCCGAACCGTTCAACTATAATAGATGCTTAAATTTCGGAGCTGGTTTCTTTAAGACAGACTATATTGCTTTCTTGAATAATGACCTTGAGCCTTATCCGATGTGGGCTGATAACTTAATTGAAGAAATCGAAACGAGCGGATTCGATTCAGGTAGCCCGAAATGTTCCTATCGACACGCCCGACTTGAGGGGGTTCGATACGGTTATCAGATTGGGTGGGTCTTTTGTGGTTGGGCGTTCGTAATGAAGTCGAGCGTTTATAAGGAGTTGGGCAAGTTAGATGAATCGTTCGTTTATTGGTGTTCGGATAACATCGTTGCGTGGCAAATGGCTCAAAAGGGCTTCAAACATTTGATAACGTCGAAGTCAGTTATTAATCACTTAGGCAATCAGAGCGGAAAGCACCTAACAAAAGAGAAACTAATTGAATACACTTGGAAGGAAGCCAAGCGATTTAAAGAGATAACAGGGGAGAATATTTTTCCAGACGATATAATTGAAAACGGATTGAAGCAATGAAAGACTTAGACGTAATTTATTTATCCTATAATAGAGCCTATTATACTGGCATGACCTTACCGAGAATAATCGATGAGTGCAAACAGTCGAAACGGTTTAACAGGCTGTTCATATTTGACGATATGAGTGAGGACGGGAGTTGGGAGTTGATAAATGAAATGGTACTACCTGAAAACACCTACATCGTTAGGAAGAAATACGGCAACTCGGTCGACCAAATGAATGAAGCGATGGAGATTAGTCAGGCGAAATATTTTTACTACATTGGAAACGATATATTGATGCCTGAGGGGATATTTGACTTTATGGCTGAGTTTATGGACGAACACCCTGAAGCGATTAGCACAATGATACAAGAGTGTGCGGGATTGCCTTATATTAAGGATAAAGAGTTCGCAGAATACGGCTTCACTTCATCGCTTGGAATACATCAGTCCAAATGGTTCAAAGATAAACTACACGCAGAAGCAAAGTTTTTTGGATTTCAACCATACCAAATGCGCAAGATGGCAGAGCGCGGATTGAAAGCGTTGAGGTTGCATAATGTTGCTAACACCAATTTAGATATGAGCTGTTGGAATAAACAGGACTATTATTATCGATGCAAATGGGGTCGAAAAGGGTTAGTAAGCAATGAGAAGTCGGTTTATAAATGTGAGCATAGATGAAAGTAATTAACATTTGCAACGAGGACCACGCCAATTTCAGTTACGATAACTCCATTGCATTGCGTTCGGTTGGTGTGGAGTGTGACAGCTTTAAAGTCGTAAAACACCCGTTTAACTACGCTAAAGAAAGTGAAGTAGTGTCTAAATGGGATATTCGAGAACTGATTGAGCAGTACGATATTGTTCAAATCATGCACACCAGCGTATTCCCGTTCGAGATAAAT